ATGCCGCTTTATAACTACCCATTGTCTTTCTTTTGCATCTATTTGGTCATGCTTGCTGTACCAGTAATGGCAACATCTATTTTCATTAGAAAGTCTACAGATCAGGGCAAAATTCAGTACATTGAAGGACTCAGGGGTTTTGCATGTATCGCCGTTTTCATCAACCACTCTGCTTACGCTATTGGTGATATGTTGATAAAAACTAAGAATATTGATTACTCTAACTTTTATCTTTTCAGCCAATCTGGTGCCTTGGGTGTTCAGATATTTTTTTGCATAACTGGATTTCTGTTCTCTTCAAAAATACTTTCAAATAATAAAATTGACTTCACATCATTTTACGCTAAAAGAATAAAGAGATTAGTTCCATTATATTTATTTACGGCCACTTTAATATCTGTGATATATTTTTCACAGATGTTAGTAAAGTTAGATTTTCCTTTATTTGTCACTCAATTACTTAAAATATTTGGGTTTGGTTTTTTTGGAACTGAGCTATACTGGGGGGATCATAGAGATGCCACTTTAAATATTGTATTATGGACACTTCCATATGAGTGGAAGTTTTATGCCTCTATCCCATTCTTAGCGACTGCTCTCTATACTAAAAAATTCAAGTACATGGTAATTGCTTTTGGGTGCTTTGTATTGATCAACGATTTCTATGAAGATAAAGTGTTGTGGTCGTACTTTGTAGCTGGGGCTCTTTGCGCAAAAATCAAAGAAATAAATATAGAAAAAATATCACTTAGAGCAGTTATATATATAATTTTTGCGTTTTTGTTTTATATGTCATTCTATTTCGATGTAAAACAATATAGCTTTTATCGATTTATCATGATATCACTTATGTTTGCGTCTTGCGTTGTGCTAAAACCAAGGTTATTAAGCATTCCGTCTATCGCTTTCTTAGGGGAAATTAGCTATAGCATTTACTTACTGCATCAACCAGTGCTGCATGTATTTTACAGAATAGCCTCTAAGTTTGTTAATTTGTCTGAAACAAATACAACTCAGTTAATAATATACTCTGTGATTTGTCTTTCAATAACGATCTTAGCATCTGCATTTACTTATAAACACATAGAGTGCAGGTTTAACAAGTAATCACAGTCTCTACAGCCACTATGTAAAAGTGGCTGTAGATTGCTATTTAACCTCTATATTACATGAAACTGAAATAGCCTTTGCAGAACCGTTAGATACATCTGTCCATCTAGCATATCTCGTTGAACCATCAATGAATGTTAATAAAAACTTGGCGGTGTTTGCAGAGGTCACTTCAACATAAACATCATATAGTTGTTTTGATGTATTTGCAGTTGCATAAAAGAAAGCATCAATCCCCCCCTTAACTGCCCCTCCAAATCCATTTCTCACTCCATACATAGGAGCAATATTAACAATTACATCGCTTGATGCTGATGATGTGGCTGTTATTGTTGTCTTAATGGAAAAGTTTAATGTGTTATACCAGATTCCAGAAGATAGCGTTTGTGATGAAATAGTAACCCCACTCGCAGGGGCAAAAGTAGCTCCTGATGTTGAGCTTATTCCAGCACCATTACGCATCAATTGTGCGTATCCATATCCAAGAATATGATTTAAAGCTATTCCAGAGTTATTTTCAAATGATACCCATATGTCAGTTGCATATGTAGGATTGCTTACAGATAAGTCTTTATACGTTACATCTTGTGATGATGCTATTACTGGTAGTGTACTTTTTGCTACCGCATCATTCTTAGAGCATGAGACGAGTACACCGTCAAAACTGGTATCCCACGCATCATTTATCAGCCCTACACCACCATTAGATCTAGATGGAACTGAGCTAGAATCTCTTCTTACTGGAGTATCCAAAATTAGGTTTGTGTAGGTAGAAAACCCTCCATTTTCAGTCACCCACAAACCAACATGCATTTTACCCATTAATCCAACACGGTCATCGATAGTGTTTCCCCAAGAGTGAAATTTATCTAAGCTATTACCACTCCTATTCATTTTACCGCCGTATGCGTAACCAACAGGGGAAATTTCCGAATACCAAGTATCTGTAGTGTTACTGTTTAACCCTATTGATTGAGCCCCTCTAGCATTGGACACAACCATAGTGAATTTGCTAACTTTCCCTTCATAGCAAAACTCATCGTAATAACCACCATTGTTGAACCCAATAATTGCCCCGCCTTCATATGTATATCCGTAGCAATGCCGAACACATACACCAATAGCATTCACACCGACAGTGTAGTCAGATGCTTCCAATCGCAGACCATAGCAGTTCGTCTTGTTAGCTAGCGTGAAGTGGTCGGTATTATCGTATACAGGCGTATCAGCACCACCATCCATGGTGTACCCATAGGTTGCAGTCAGCCCAGCAGGTACAATTGCTCGATGCTCATTCCAGTACACCGTCACTTTCGGCTTATGCATGATCGGGATTGCACTGAAAGTGATGTCTTCATTCACATACAGGACGCCGCCGCCATTTTCTGACATCTCAGTCATAGCAGCGTTAAAGCCATCCTCGCCCTCACCCCATCCGCGCACGTCTCCTTCATCTCTCCAGCGAGCAATCTGCAATTCTGGATACTTCGTTGCACCATCCGGATCAGATATCTGCCCTCTCAATGTCGCATCACCGACGCTCAGCCATTTGCCGGCACCGATGCCTCCCGTCGATTCTGGCGTTGATGCAGCCGGAACAACTTTGGGAAATGCACCATCCCAGCGGTAATACTCCCCTGTAGCCTCAAGACGCAGAACTTGGTTCGGTACGGGGTCGCCGACGAGAGTTACCTGCTCGTCTGAGATGAGATACTTTTGCTGATAGGATTTGTTGCCTTCGTGGAATACGAACTTGTCAGTCCAAATTGACTGTATCCAGCGGCGGGTTTCAGGCGTCGAGTTCTGGTTAATCAGCTCATACAGGCGGCTACTGATGTCATCGAAAGAGAGGTCTGAGTTGGCGAACAGGTGAAACTTGATGTTATCTACCAGACTTGAGCCGCGATAATCAGCCGCTTCTGACAGATTCACCTGTTCAATATCAACGTCTTGTTTTTCGTTGCTTGCGTTAACAAAGATCCCTACGCCATCATCCGGCGTCGCAGCGCCCTGCTCATCAAGCAAGATGGCCACATGGGCGCTGTGTAATTAATTAGGGAATAGCGTCACCCGTATCCATGCCAATCTAGAGGATGTGTGAGTGCGGTTGGTTGGTTTTGGATGACGCTAAATGCAAGAAAGCCCCGCACAGTGGCGAGGCTTGAAATTGATACCGACCTTCCAGCCGGTTAGGTAGGGATAGCAGTCAATGAGACGAACTTACCCACTGTGCGATTGTTTTTCTGGCGTCGCACCGGTTATCCAGAAAGCAAAAAGGCCAGCGATTAAGCCAGCCTTTCTTGAAATCACGTTAAACATCTTCACGGATTTCTAGTGTTAGAGCTAGATTATTCTAGTTTAGTGCATTTTGCAAGTAGCAATCGTTGTCGGATTTCAACTTTCTGTAATTCTGCTAGTAACTTTCTTGAGTTGGCTATCAGCAAAACTTTCCTCCTTTTCGATATGGGAAATTAGCTCTTCATAAAAGGGCTTTGCTCCACGCTTCCACACATCAAGGGTTAGTGTTGGCGCAAGCACTGATACTGCTCTGAATGCTTTTGTGGTTGGGATGCGTTCAGACGAGGAAAGAAAAGTGCTTCGTCTTGTTTTGCATCCTGAGGGGTTTCAAGTTGGCAAAACAGGCTCATTTTCATGTTCAAAAAAGATATTCCGAACCATTAGCCCAAAATCTAACAGCTCCGTAACGATATCCTTGGGGGTAGGGGTGGATGGGTTGCTGTATGGCTCATACGCCCACCTAGCACAGGAGCAGAAATAGATGAATAAGCCACTAATAGCATGTGATTGCCACTCATATAACCAACAAAATAATGGTAGGCCAAACGTAATTCTTACCGTACCAACGAATATTCTTGCTCATACCGATGGACGAAAAACCGTGTGTATTGATGCTTGCATAGCAAAAGCAATTAGAACGCTATGGTCGCGAAATATGCCAACAATAAATAGCTGCTGCGGTCATGGGAAATGGAAACCACAAATAATCATTCCTCAAGATGCAGAGCCATATGGTTACCTGAATGCTCTGTCAGAGATAGACCCTGATCGCGATTGGGTCGTATCGCGCTGGGAACGGGTGGAATATACGGTACAGGAGCAGAAATAGCGCCATCTCAGCGTAGAATGTATAATCCAAGGATGGAGGATTTATGAAGTACTTTTTCTTAGCTGTAACAATTCTTGCTAGCGGTACAGCATACTCGAAGGTAACTCCAACAACAATCATTGGAGAGGCTGCGAATGTTAGCTACCTTGGTTGCTTGAGCTCATCTACTGGTATTACAAAGACAGAATCACTTAATCTCATAGTCAAAAATAACAATGATAATGAGTATAGAAAGTTAATGTCTGACCAACTTAACATCGGCTACGATTTTCATCGTAATTATCCAGACATTGACTGTTCTCAAATATTAATTAGCACAATAGATAGCCTATACATAAAGTTGCAAAAAAGCCTACCTAAGTAGATCTATTAAAAGTATTAACACCAACCTCGCTCCGGCGGGGTTTTTTATTGCCTAAATTTGGAGGATGCATGCGACACATCATCAAGGGTAATCCAGAGCGTACAGAAAGAGCGGCTATGAAAGCTGCTCTCGATATACATCAAGCCAAGTACGGCGACTATGGCCCAACCAAGAAAGGCGTCACATACACAATCAAAGTTAGCGAAGAGAAATTCTTCATAGAGATTATCAACCGAGAGAAATCATATGTGGCTACATCGATGATGCGGCCTAGGGATTTATCGAAAGTTTGGGGGAATGCAGCGTGAATAAATACAAGCTGATTTATGCAGATCCGCCGTGGACATATCGCGACAAGGCAGCCGATGGCGAGCGTGGAGCATCATTCAAATATCCCACGATGAGCATATTGGATATATGCCGTTTACCTGTATGGGATTTGGCTGATGAATCTTGTCTGCTGGCTATGTGGTGGGTGCCAACGATGCCGGCCGAAGCGTTGAAGGTGGTCGATGCATGGGGATTTAGATTGATGACTATGAAGGGATTCACCTGGCACAAAACAAATCGACACAAAGGGAACAGTGCAATCGGCATGGGCCACATGACAAGAGCTAATAGCGAAGATTGTTTGTTTGCGGTTCGTGGCCGGCTGCCAGAGCGATTTAACGCAGCGATATGTCAGCATCAAACTTTCCACCGCGCTGAACATAGCGCCAAGCCACCTGAATTTCGCGATCTGCTTGTCAGCTTGCTAGGCGAAGTGCCTCGCATTGAGCTATTTGCACGTCAGCAGGCTGACGGTTGGCATTCGTGGGGTAACGAGGTCGGTTGCAATATCGAGTTCCAGCAAGGAGTGAAAGCGGCTTAATGGACTGGATTACTTTAATTGGTACGGTTGCTGGGCTCGCCTGCATTGCACGCATGATTTGGCTAAGCAATGAGATACGGAAAATATTCCTGAAAGGCATTGATAGAGGGCTTTGGTGATGATTTGGAGTTATTTCATGACATGACAGCAGAACAAGACAACGCGATCCGCAATGTTGCGCGACGATGCAACGAAGCAATGAAATCTGCAATAAAGTCCGCGCCAAAAAAAACCAACATCGACACAATCACCCGCCCCATTCTTCTCAGCCACTACGAAACCATTAAACCTCTCGGAATTCCATTCGTTAGGTTCCTTTGGACTATTGGCGTTTTGAATGGGCAGTTTGAGGATAAATGATGGATAACAACGTAATTCAGTTAGTACCAGCTAAGTGGGTATCAGAAGGCGTTCTAATGGGGATTACTGGACTCAAAAAGAACACCATAAAGAAAGCCCGTGAAGATTGCTGGATGGAGGGACGAGAATACAAGCACATCTCTCCAGATGGACAACCACGAGATAACAGCACCTGTTTTTATGATTGGAAAATGGTTGAGCGTTGGATGGATGGGCAGCCAGCAGCGATCCCTCGTCGGAAATCTGCTTAAATAGCTTCCCCACTAACTTATGAGGATGTGTGAATGGCTAAATACCCAACGGGTGTAGAGAACCATGGCGGCAATTTGCGGCTATGGTTCATCTATAAGGGTGAAAGAGTCAGGGAGTCATTAGGTGTCCCTGACACACCTAAGAACAGGAAGATAGCTGGAGAGCTTAGAACTTCGATTTGTTTTGCAATAAAAATGGGGACTTTTGATTATGCAGAACAGTTCCCAAGCTCGCCTAACCTAACAAGGTTCGTGACAACAAAGCGAGAGATTACGATCGGAGATTTGGCTGATAAATGGCTTTCAATCAAGGAGACAGAGATTGCTGGAAGCACTCTGGATAGATACCGGTCTAAAATAAAAAACTCACTTCCATTCATCGGTTCTAACCGCTTGGTTTCATCAATAACTCAAGAAGATATTCTTAACCTTAGAAAGGAGTTACTTACCGGATTTCAAACCCCCGGTTACATGCACAAAGTGATCAGGAAAGGCCGATCTGTTCCAACGGTAAATTCCTATATATCCGGACTGACATCATTGTTCCGTTTTGCTCTGGCCAATAATTACATTACTTCAGATCCAACTGCAAACATTACTCCTCTGAGGAAAGGAAAACCCGAACCAGACCCTCTAACCAGAGAGGAATTTGTGAGAATGATAGATGCCTTTAGAGAACGCCAGATTAGAAATATATGGTCACTAGCAGTCTATACAGGAATGAGACATGGGGAGATATGCGCGCTGGCGTGGGAGGATATTGACCTAAAAGCAGGGACACTATCCGTCCGTCGAAATCTTGCAAAGGTTGGAGAGTTTACCCTTCCAAAAACTGCCGCAGGAGAAAGAACCATTAATCTGATAAGGCCAGCGATAGAAGTTCTTCGCGACCAGTCAAAGCTAACTAGACTGAGCAAGCAGCACTATATCCCAGTAACTCAGAGAGAGTATGGCAGGAAGACTACTCACAAATGCACATTTGTATTCATACCGTCAGTTTCCGCCACAAATGGCAGATCAGGAGACCATTATTCTGTTGGTTCGATCAGCCAAAGTTGGGATACTGCGTTAAAGCGTGCCGGACTAAAACATAGGAAAGCGTATCAGTCCCGCCATACGTATGCATGTTGGTCTTTGTCTGCTGGAGCTAACCCAAACTTCATCGCATCACAAATGGGCCACACTAACGCCCAAATGGTTTATCAGGTTTATGGAGCTTGGATGGAGGAAACAAATAGCGAGCAAGTAGCCATGCTGAACCAGAAATTATCTGACTTTGCCCCACCCATGCCCCATAGCAAAGTTAGCAATAGTTAA